AACAAATGGCAGGTGATATGGGTATGACTGATAAAGAGATTAGTGAAATTTTTGACAAAAAGAAAGCAAAAAGGAAGAAGAAAAAATAAATGTTTGAATGTCAATATTGCGAAGCGAAATTTAAGTCCGAAAGGACTATAATGATTCATGTCTGTGAACCTAAAAGACGTTATATGAATAAAGATGAAAAATATTCAAGACTGGCGTTTCATGCTTATAGTAGATTTTATGAATTAACACAAGCAGTTGGCGGAAGAACATTTGATGATTTTGCAAAAAGTAAGTTTTATTTGGGGTTTACCAAGTTTGGAATGCATATAATCAACATAAATGCAGTAAATCCTGAAGATTTCATTGACTTTGTTATACGAAATAGTGTAAAATTAGATAGATGGTGTTCAGATTCCGTATATGAAACGTATATACAAGAATTGAATAGAAAGGAATCAGCCGACAGAGCAGTAGAACGTAGTATATTGTTAATGCAAAAATGGGGAGCAGATTATGACAGACCGTTTAGTAGATTTTTTAAAGAAGTCAGTAAACCATTGGCCATACATTATATTACATCAGGACGACTTAGTCCTTGGGTCATTTTTAATTGTGACTCTGGTGCAGAACTAATTGATAGTTTTTCTGACCAAGAACTAATTATGATTAATGAGTATTTAGAACCCTCGTTCTGGACAAGAAAATTTGAAATTAGACGAGAAGATGTGCAATTTGTAAAAATGATATTAAAAAAGGCAGAAATATAATGGCAACGAAAAGAGAAACACACAAAACTGGCAATCTAGTAATACAGAAAGATCCAGATACTGGAGAACTATATTTAGAACTACCTAAGAAGACCTTAAACAAGTTAGGTTGGTCTGAAGATGATGAGTTAGAATGGATAGAGAATCCAGATGGAACTTGGCATGTAAATAAAGTGGAGAATAAAAATGAATCCCGATGATTTAGATTTAGATTTAGATTATGTAACAGGCTCATATAATGATGTCACAGTGACGTTAGATTCTAATGTGTGGGGCGACCCCGAAGAAGATAGCGACCAAGATGCATTCAAATCAATCAATGATAGATTGTCAACGATTGAAAATCGTTTATCAATTCTTGTACCAGATAAAGAGATGCTAGAGAAGTATGAAGTATTACAGGACATGTACAAGCAGTATAAGGCCGCAGAGGCTCTATTAGATGGTCCAGACCCGGAGCAAATGATATGAAGAACAGAAAATATACTTGGGATGGAGTACAAGAAGCGATTAGTTCAATTGCAATGCAAATGTTTAAAGACGAATGGCGCCCAGATTACATCGTGGGAATCACTCGAGGCGGACTTATTCCAGCAGTTCTTCTTTCACATGTTACTGATATTCCAATGCATACATTATGTGTTCAACTAGAATCTGAGGGACTAGATGCGAATACAGAATCTAATACTTGGATGGCAGAAGAGGCATTGATAGAGAAGAAAAAAATTCTAATCATTGACGATATTAATCGAGGTGGAGACGCAATAAGTTGGATTATGAATGATTGGCAACTAAGTGTTCCAGGTATTTCTTCTGGTGATGCCGTCTGGCACAATAATATAAGATTTGCATCTTTGATTGATAACCCAAATTCTAAAGTACCAATGGACTATTGTAATGACGAAATTGACCTGGACGAGGAGGGCATTTGGGTGGAGTTTCCATGGGAGAATTAATAAGACGAAATCCCAAAAGAACACAAGAAAGACTATCGAGGCTTCGTTCTATTGTCAAGCCCAAGAAACCTAAAAGACGATTTCCATCAGATTTTAATAACGAGGAATACTTAGAATGGACTTCTATTTCTTCTGACAATGTAGATTACGAAGTAACTCCATTAGTAAAAGGAGCAGGTCGTCTGGGAGAATTAGTAGATTGGTGTGATGATAATTGTAGCAAATTATATATTATAGGAAAAGCCAATAAAATATATTTTGAAGATGAAAATGATGCGGCAATGTTCGCGTTGGTATGGAAATGAATATAGTAAAAACTGATATTGACATTGATGTGATTGATAGGGAATCGTTATTGGTTCACTTCAAACATATCCCTGCGATTATTAAAAAGAAAGATGATACATATGACAAGCATAATACTGGTGTGTATTTTCAACCTATTCCGTGTGACCAGTTAACTGGATTATCATCAATTGATTACAAGGAAGCAGAAGACCGTGGATATTTCAAGTTAGACTTTCTTAACAATAGTTTGTATGAAGGTGTGCGAGATGAAGACCACCTCGACAGTCTGACAACTCAAGAACCGATATGGGATTTGTTACAACATGAGGATGTTGTTAAAAATCTAGCACATGTTCATAATCATATTAGTGTATTGAATGTTTTAAAACCAACAAACATTGTAGAATTAGCAGAAGTTCTGGCAATCATTCGACCAGCAAAAAGACATCTCTTAAACGAGAGTAAATCAAAAATTAAAAAAGAAGTTTGGGTGAAACCAACCGATGGTTCTTATTATTTTAAAAAAGCACATGCGATTGCATATGCAGTAAGTATTGTTGTACAACTTAATCTATTTTGCGAACAAGTTGAACAGAACGCCGTTTAATTCTCTTTTGAATAATATTCATCAAACTCGTTTCTGGTCCCCATAGCACTTCACAATCTTTTGAATTCATATTTAGAATACATCCTCTGAATGGCTCTATCTGTGTTTTTAGAAATAGATTTATAGGAATTAATCTGTTCGATTCCCACCACCATTGTTCACCAAGTTCTATGAAATGTTTTCTTGCTTCCGCATCATTAATCATTTCAAAGTTATACATTGATGTTATTGTGGAGTCGCTGTTGATGATGATTCCAAGGTATTCTGTATATTCTTTTTTGTTTCCATATTTAACACAGGAAAAGAAAGGATAGTTATCTTGTAGCCATTGTATCTTATCTTCGTCTATCATAGAACATATTTATCATTCCAAGAATTCATCCCCTGGAAGATAAATACTACTATGATAAATTTTAACTTATACCAATACCAACGAGAAATAGAAGTTGTTGTCTTGGACGCTGACAACAATACAACTATGACTCAATACCTGGGGAATATGCCAATGTATGATAACGCACACAAACTACATAAGGGTATCGACAATACTCTTAGATTTAAATTTAGGGATACAGATAGAAAATCTATAGACCTTACAAATAAAACTGTTATATGGAAAATGTATGACAGAGAATCGAGAGAAAATGTTCTGTTTCGATATTTGACAGTAACGAATGCAACTAAAGGGATGGCAATGTTAGAAATTCCAACGTCAGACACTATCTTACTTCCAGAAGGATTTTATCAGTTCGCAATGTACACAGTCGAAGACGGCGTAGAGCAAATAATCTACACAGACACAAATGACAATGCTCATGGTGTTCTTGAAGTATTGGATGATGTTTATCCTGAGTTCGAAAACTCACAGGAAACAGCAACATTCTTTGATGATGGTGCTAGATTTATCTCAACAGTATTTGATGGTGCTGGTAACACTATTAAATCAAAATCAATACATACATTTGCTGTATATTATAACGGATTTACAGGAGTTATAAAAATAGAAGGCGACTTGAGTGAGCAACCTAGTACAGCAGATAGCGATTGGTTTGATTTAACTCCAAGACTTATGTATGACCCAGACATCACAATCAATAACGAAACTGGAGTTCAAGGATATGTCGTACAAGCCAACGTTAATTGGATGAGAGTTACACATCTTAATACAGCAACTGGCACTGTAGATAAAATTATGATGAGAAACTAATCACATAATCACTTGACTTTTTGCTTCCATTATAGTATTATAACTGTATGGAACTTCAACAAACGGTTTATCAATTCATTCCCGGTAAGACAAGACAGAGTTCAGGCGGTTGGCTGAGTTTTAATTGTCCGTGCTGTATCGACCAGGGAGAATCTCGTGGCGATACGAGAATGAGGGGTGGATTAAAGACTGAGGGCGACCTCATGTCATATCATTGCTTTAATTGTGGTATTACAGCATCTCACAGAAAAGGGCACGTCATAAACAAGAATTTTGTTAAGTTTATGAGATTATTAGGTGTTGCTGAAAGTGAAATAAAAAGATTACAGATTGAAAGTATCCGAGATAAAGAATTATCTGAGGGTCCGTGGGTATTTACATCAAAAACTCAAACGACAAGAATTCCATCGTTTGTAGATATGAAACTGCCAGAGAGTTCAGAATTGTTAGATGATATAATAAATAAAGAATCTCCCCCGGAAGGTGCGATTATGGCTGCTAAATACCTTTTAGACAGAGGTTTATATGACTTTGTAGATACATACTGGAGTAATTCATTTGGATTTAAGAATCGTATTATATTTCCGTTTATCCAAGGTGACAGAGTTGTAGGTTATACAGGAAGAGATTTTACAGGTAAGTCAGAATCTAAATATATGACGAAACAACCAAAGAATTTTTTATATAATTCTGATAAGATAAGGGAAGATAAAGAGTTTTTAATTGTAGTTGAAGGAACGATTGATGCGGCAGTATTAGATTGTGTTGCGATAATGAGCAACGAAGCATCACAAAAACAAATTGATTATATTAATCAGTTTAAAGGGGAAGTAATTGTGTGTCCTGATAAAGATAGTGCAGGAAAGAAACTAATATATCAGGCACAAGAAAATGGTTGGAGTGTTTCATTTCCAATCTGGGAAGAACATATTAAAGATGCGGCAGATTCAGTAAAAGAATATGGAAAATTGTATACGTTAAAATCAATTGTTGATGGCCGTATAAGTAATAAAACGAAAATAAGTGTGAAAACACGTATAATGTAACGTAATCAAAACTCAAGGTAGCGGGTGACCCAAACGACCGCACTAAAAAGCGTAGGAGAAATAATGGAAAAAGATATAGATATAGACACTAAACAGAATATAATACCAGAACCTAAAGAAATGCCAGAGGCACCACCACCGCCACCGATGCCGATGCCGCCGGTTCCACCAAAACCACCAGGCGAGTTTTTAAGGGATAATGGTATCTTGCACATGGATAAAGAATTTAATCAGGAAAATTGTATGCCATTAGTTAAGATGATTATGGAGTATAATTTAATGCCAGAAAAAGAGGCACCAGAAATTATTCATTTGTATATTAATAGTCCAGGTGGATTCGTAGACAGTTGTATGCATCTTATTGATGTAGTAAAACAATCACGAATTCCGGTGTATACATACGGAATGGGTTCAATTGCATCGTGTGGTGTTATGCTTATGATGGCTGGTAAGAAAGGACATCGTTATCTAACACAAAATACAGCAGTGATGTCGCATGAATTTAGTGGTGGAACTCGTGGTCAATATCACGATATGCTAGATGCTCAGGCACATATGGAATGGACTAATAAAAAGTTAATGGAACATTATATGAAATGTACAGGAAAGAAACAAGCATATATTCGTAAACATATGTTAGCACCAAAAACAGACCATTGGTTGACTCCAGAAGATGCAGTCAAGCACGGTATTGCAGATAAAATAGTTGAAACATATTAGTATTGACAAAATGGTAATAATTTTGTATAATACAGTAATAACTCTAGAGAACTAAATGTCAGAAGTCAAAAATTATTCCGCAGATATGCAGAAATTATTCGTTCAGTTTATGCTGACCGACCCCCAGTTATTCACTAGAATCATGGGAATTGTGGATGACCGTCACTTTGACAGAGAAGTTCGAGATGTTGTAAAATTTCTTATTTCGTATAGTAATGAATATCAGACTATGCCATCAGTTGAGCAGATAAAAGCAGAAACTGGGCAGGTAATAGAGTTACTTGATAGTATAGAACAACATAGTGACTGGTTTATAGATGAGTTTGAAACATTTTGCAGGCACAAGGCAATCGAACGAGCAATCGTTAATAGTGCAGATTTACTTGAAGAAGGTAAATATGGCGAAGTAGAAACAACAATCAAAGATGCAGTTCAAATAGGATTGACGAGGTCATTGGGTACAGATTATTTTGATGACCCAAGAAAAAGACTTGAACATTTAAAGGAGAACAATGGACAAGTTACTACAGGTTGGAAAGATTTAGATGATAAACTTTATGGTGGTATTAATCGAGGTGAAGTAACTATTTTCGCTGGTGGTTCGGGTTCAGGCAAATCATTATTCATACAGAATTTGTGTTTGAATTGGGTACAGATGGGAATGAATGTCGTTTATGTTACCTTAGAATTATCGGAAGAGTTGTCGGCAATGCGTATTGACGCAATGGTAACTGACCGTAGCACCAGACGTATTTTTAAAGAACTCGATGATGTTGAATTACAAGTTAGAACAGTTGGTAAGAAATCTGGAATGCTTAGAATTAAATATATGTCATCAGGTTCAACGATTAATGATATACGTTCGTACTTGAAAGAACTTCAAATCGTTACAGGCAAAGTAGTTGATTGTGTATGTATCGATTATCTAGACCTTGTCATGCCAGCGACTAAGAAGGTTAATCCTGGCGATTTGTTTATTAAAGATAAGTATGTCACAGAAGAAATGCGTAACTTTTCTATGGAAACACAGACAGTATTTGTTACAGCATCACAATTAAATCGTTCAGCAGTAGAAGAAATTGAGTTTGACCACTCTCATATTGCTGGTGGTATCTCTAAAATTCAAACTGCTGACAATGTTATCGGCATCTTTACAAGTAACGCAATGAGAGAACGAGGCCAATATCAACTCCAATTATTGAAAACACGAAGTTCAAGTGGTGTTGGTTCTAAAATAAATCTAGTATTTGATAGAGATAGTCTAAGAATTAGTGATTCAGATTTAGATGATGACGATTTAGCAGTCGGAACTCAAGATTCACAAACTTCAAAGGTGATGGATACATTAAAAAGAAAAAGTACCATAACAGACTCTATTGATACTACATCTGCTATTCCACCAGAGAAATCAGAGTCAGCCATCAACCTTCGGGCTATGGTAAAGTCAAAAAAGTCCAATCCATTTGATGATAATTGATAAATACTGATAACGGAGAAATTATCTCTTGGAGAACAATTTTATGACTAGAAAACCTCGTAGAAGTCTATTTGAAGAGTTAAACTCAATGGCGATTTCTAAAAATGAGCCAGAAAGATTTGTCGAACAAAAAGGCGAACATATAATTTCTGGCGCAATAAATTTAATTGAATTCATACATCGTGAATTTGATGAGGAAGTTGCATTAGATTTAACTAAACGTCTTGTTAATAGCATACGTAGTGGTGACATGAGAAAGTTCAAACGAGGAATAACTCATGCGAAACGAAAAAATGACACTTGAGCAACAGTTAAAAGAATTAAAAGTTCTTGCAGGCATCTATAAACCATATAAAGTGAAAGATGAACCACAAGAAAACATTTCTTATATAGGAACTGCAAAATCTAAGTATCAAAAGAAGCATAAAATAGAACCAGGAACAGATGATTGGTTTAGACTTTGGTTTGCTCGTCCCAGATTAACAGGCGAGTCTCCATACGGCAAGGAATGATATGAAGATTAAAGAACTTAATTTATGGAAAGGTCGAGAACGTAGATTCAGAGGACCTAGAAAACCTCGTAATGTACAAATTGGCTTTCATAAGAGAATGAAAGAACTTATTGACGCCGCTATTAAAGAGGCAGATAATGGAGCAAGAATTCAACATTTAGAAGACTTGGTCATATGGCACGGCTCTGAAGGTGGTAAAAAATCAATTCAAAAACTACATCAAGTAGAATCTTCACCAAAATCAATTAGTATCAAATGGGATGGCTCACCAGCCGTTATCTTTGGTAGAAATGCAAATGGAGAATTTGTATTAACCGATAAAAGTGGATTTACTGCAAAAGGTTATAACGGAAAAGTTACAAGTGGCGATGATTTAGAGAAAATGTTTCTAGGTAGAGCCAAAGGCGAGATAGATGATAGTAGACGAGATTTTGCATCAAAGATGAAGAACATATGGAACACTGTAGAAAGTGTTATACCTGACGACTTTAGAGGATACTTACATGGTGATTTATTGTGGTTCTCTACTCCACTGTCAAAAAATGGCAGACTTACATTCAAGCCAAACGTAACTACATATTCAGTAGATGCTAAAAGTGACATTGGTCAAAAGATAACAAATTATGATGTCGGTATTGTAGTACATCAGTCTATTGATTTAGAAGGAAATAAAAACAAAGTAGATATGGGACAACTTAGAGATGGTAAAACATTTATTATGCCACCAGTATACGTTACTCAATCTCCTGGCGTTGACCTTCCAGAAGTAGACAGATTAGAAAATTATTTAACAGCAAATGCCAAATCAATTGATACATTACTAGCAGTACCGCCCGAATTAAAAATGGCAGACTTTGGTAATATTCTTTACACTTATATTAATAATAGTGTAAAAGCGGGCAACCTAGACAAACTAGGAACAAATTTTAGTCAATGGGTTGAGACCTCAAAATTAAGTGGACCTAAGAAAGAACGAGTGGTTCAATGGATTCAACAAAACAGTGATGGCTTTGAAGCAATATTTACATTCATCAAAGGTGTTATGACTACAAAGAATAAGATTATAAAAACGTTAGATTCTCAACCAGCAGACATAGAAGCCAATACGAATGGTGAGAAAGGTGGAGAAGGATACGTAATAGATAAAGACGTGAAACTTGTAAATAGAGCAGGATTTACAGCGGCGAATATGAGGCAAGAGAGATAACCAGTATCACTTAATTAGTGCAAGTAATTATAGGAGAACTTGGATGGGCAAAAGAGCAGTGCCATTTGTAGAAATAAAAAGAAATGTGAATACCCGTAAAGCAACAGCATCAAAGAAACATATGAGTCACGGTTCATTTAGATGCAAAAGACATCCTAACAGTAAGAGATGTAGAAATGGAAGTACAGAGGCAAGATAAATACTATTATAATTGAGAATTGAGGGGAAGTTATGTTTAAGGAGTCTAAAAAACACCTTATTAGCAATGATATGACTTATTGGGAACATTTTATCTTTGCATTTATGTTTATGATAGAGTGTTTAAAGATGGTTTTAGCATTAATAGTACATATGG